TTGACCGCCGTTATGTTGGCGGCTTTCCAGTCGCCGTAAACCTGCTCGAACCTAATCCGGTCAACGTCGATGGGCTTGCGCCCCTTGTATTTTCCGGCCGCTTTCGCCGCCGCTATGCCCTCGGCCTGCCGGTCAAGCATGACCTCGCGCTCGAACTGGTACAGCCCGGCGAACACGGTCAGCATAAGCCGTCCGGCGGGCGTGCCGGTATCGAACGCCTCTTTCTTGCTGACGAATTCCACGCCCTTGCTCCTGAGAATTTCGACGGTTTCAAGCAAATCCTTTGTGCTGCGCGCCATCCGCGAATAGCTCTCGACGATTAGCGTGTCGCCCTCTCGCACGAAAGCGAGCATGTTCCGCAATTCCCGCCGCTCGTTATTTTTGCCGCTCGCCCGGTCGATGAACATTTTTTCCACGCCCAGCTCCTGCATCAGGACTTCCTGCCGGACGGTGTTCTGCTCTTCCGTCGATACGCGGACGTACCCAATTTTCATAGCCCCTAGTCTAGCAGGCGGATGCCATATGTGTCAATAGGGCCTATGGATTAAGCGGCACGTATCATAAGTGTTTTTATGACACATACGATACGAATATGCCCGCTTCTTTTAACCCTGCCCTATCGGATGCCTACAGCAAATTACGGACATTCCAAACAGGCGCCGTCAGCTCCTCCATGCCGTACCGCATCGCATCCATCAAATGGTTGTCGTGATCCGCCGGCGCGTTAAGCCTAGCCCCCATGCGGTCGGTTTTCCATGCGTAGTTTCCGATTTCGCGCAAAAAATTCACGCAATGCGGCAAAACCAGAATCTCGAAGTTCTGGATATGCTGGATGCCGTTCGCGACGGAGTCCCTGCCCTTCCTGGCGGGGCATATGCGACGAAGCCCCAGCGCTTTCAGCTCGTCTATGCTTTTCGGCTCGGCGGAGTCGGCGGAAATCCGCTCCTTGGCGTACCCCATGGCCTGCACGCGCCCGTACAGGGCTTTGTTGGTAAGCCCTTTTTCATAAAGCTCGTCGAACACGTAGAGCTTTTGAGCCGCCTTGTCCGCGAGCCCGCAAAACAGCGCCGAAGGATCGACGGTGTAGCCGAAGTCAAGGCCAAACACGGGCTTGACGCCGGGGCGACCGCGTATCTCGTCAACGTCGAACGATTCCTCGCGCCACTTTTCATACACCAGCCCATCGACGACGCCCCACTCGCCCAGCCCCGCGACCGCGTAGCGCCGGGGGTTGGACTTTCTCATCGCCTCAAAAAGCGCCAGATCGGCCTCGCTCAGCCACTCGTTGCACCGGTAGTCCGTCGTGATCGCGAACACGTTGTCCGGGTCGGGAGGGCCGTCGAAAAACCGCTTTTTGAGCCAGTGCCGCTCGTTCCAGGGGTTGAACGTCAAAGTCACCTGCCTGAACAGCCCCTCCGGCAGCCTGCCGCGGATCGATTCGTCAAGGGTGTCGAAATCCGCCTGGCTGCTTATCTCATAAGCCTCCTCGATCCAGAGCCAGCACAGAACGCCGACCTCGACGGCGATGGACGTCACCTTCATGGGGTCGTCAAGCCCCCGAAAAAGAATTTTCTGCCCCGTGGGGAGGTACGTCATTTCAAGGGGGCTCTCCTTGACGCTGAACCAGTCGCCCAGCCCCAGCCGCCACACCGCCCATTTGAGCTCGGTGAAGCAGCTGTCCTTGAGGGTGCGGAACGTCTTGCGCACCACCAGCAGGTTGCTCTGCGGGTGCTCGACGATGCGGCAGATAAAATTCAGCGCCGTCGTCTTGGATTTTTTGGACGCGCGGCTGCCCTTGCACACGCGGTAGCCCTTTTTGCACCGCCAGAAATCCGCGTAGCCGCCGCCGACCACCTCCCGCAGCGACAGGCCGCTAGAGGTCATCATGAATCACGACGGGGATCGGCGCGTCAACCTTGAGCTTGTCGGTAAATATGCCGTGCCGCTTCCCCATAAGCTCGGCGGCCTTCAGCCGCTCCTTTTCGTCCGGGGATTTCTTGATCCGCCGGGCCTTGCTCATGTAGTCCCCCACGTTCTCGACCACCACGACCTCGGCGGTGGATTCGCCGCGAATCACGGCAGTCAGGTACTCCATGACCTCCTTCGCGTCGGCGATCTTGCCGCCTCGGATTTCCGCCAGCCGGCGGTCGATGTAATTTTTGACCTTAGCATTAGCTAGCAGCCGCGAGCCGTTGGCGCTCGCCGTCGCGTCGCTCCTCGCGGAAGGGTACGCCTTTCTATACGCCCGCGTCGCGTTAAGGTCTATGATGTACTCATCCGCAAACCTCTTTTGATTTTCGGTCATAGCCTTTTGTCCTTTTTGGAAAATGAAAACGCCGCCAGGGGACAGGAGAAAAACCCCCGCCGGCGGCGTTTCCCGGAGGATCGCGGCGCGTCCGCCATCAGGCGCGACGCTACCCAATACCAATATAGCACAAAGCATCGCGACATGGGGGGACATTCGGGGACAAACGGGGACGAGTTTCAATTTTTTTCGAGATAACGGAACGCCGCCGCTTCACCGCGTGCTCCGTGTTTCCCCCTCCGACCGTTTCCGCCACCTCGCGCCAGGAAAACCCGCGCGCGAACCGAAGCGTAAAAATCGTGCGCGTCACGCTGTCCGGTATGCACGCTATAAACCTCTCCAAACGCATGATCTCGCGGGCGATCTGCTCCTGCTTGGATTCCACGACGCCCTCGATGCCGATCATCTCGATCACGTTGCGCTCGACGCGGCTTTCGTTGCCGCCAACCGGCGGCGCGTCGGTAAGCGCCGCGATTGCGGGGCCTTCCGCCTTAGCCCTAGCCGCCGCGAGGCGCTCTTTGTCCAACTCGATTTCGCGCACCAGATAATAAAGCTGCGATAATTCCCTCGCCGTCATGCCGCCGATACCTCCTTTCGTATTTTCCCGATCCGGGCTTTCAGGGCCCCCATTATGGCCTCATGTGTGTCCGCCCGCTCCCGTATCGCCTTCATCACGTCCTCGTCCACGCATCCCTGCGCGACGAGGTAGTGCACGAACACCTTGTCAAATTCGCTGCCCTGCCGCCACAGGCGGCACTTGCCCTGGTCGTTGAGCTCGAAGCTCCAGTTGAGGCCGTACCACACGACGTGCCGCCCGCCTGCCTGTAGGTTCAGCCCGTACGCGCACGACGCCGGATGCGCCAGCAGTACGTCGATCCCGCCGGCGTTCCAGTCGTCCTCGTCCTTCGGGCCGCCGTATACCCTGACGCGCAGCTTGGTCTTCCCGAGCCGCTCCCGTATCCTGTCGAGGTCGTGCCGGTATCCGTAAAAGGTCAGGCAGGGCTCGTCGCCTATCCGCTCAAGCAGCTCGATGTACGCGTCCAGCTTGCAGTCGTGGGTTTTCAGCGCCTGCCTGTCATCGCCGTCGCCGTACACCGCGCCGTTGCAAAATTGCAGCAGCTTGCCGGTCAGCACCGCCGCGTTCTGCGCCGTCACGGTTTCGTCGTCGATGTCGAGAAGCAGGTCGCGCTCGAACCTGTCGTACTCCCGCCGCGCCTTGTCGTCCAGCACCACGGGGATCTCGTGTTCCACGCACTCCGGAAGCTCCAGGTAATCCTCGGCCTTCATCGAGACGCATATGTCGCCAATCGCCTCCAGCACCGCCGAATCCGCGCCGGTTTTAGGCTCGAAATTCGTGAAATGCCCGCCATGGGTGTCGGCGGTGAAGTACCTTTCCCGGTACTGGCTGATCGTCCTGCCGAGCCTCTGCCCCCCGTCCAGCAAATACACTTGCGCCCAAAGATCGATGATCCCCTTGCTGGACGGGGTGCCCGTCAGCAGGATCATCTTTTTGCAAAACCGCCGGATCAGCTTCAGGGCCTTGAAACGCTTCGACTGGTGGTTTTTGAAGCTCGTCGATTCGTCGCAGACCACGGCGTCGAAGGGCCACGCTTGTTGGTAGTAGTCCACCAGCCAAGGCACGTTTTCCCTGTTGATGATATACACGTCGCCGGGGGTGTTCAGCGCGCGGATGCGCTTCGACGCGCTCCCCAGCACGGGGACGCATTTCAGGTTTTTCAGGTGGTCCCACTTCGCCGCCTCCTTGCTCCACGTCGCCTCGGCGATCTTCTTCGGGGCTATGACGAGCGCCCGCGAGATTTGCCAATAGTAATAGCGCAGTATGTTCAGCGCCGTCAGCGTTATGCTCGTCTTGCCCAGGCCGGGGCGAAGGAAAAGCCCGACGGCCGGATCGGTCAGGATGCGCTGTATGCAATAGGCTTGGTACGCCCAGGGTTTAAACTCCATCGCCCGCCACCTCCTCGA